TATTATACAGATAACCACGACAAAGTAAATTATCCACTTTGTCGCAGTTATAACTTTGCTGAAGTCGATCTTCAACATATCAACCACCATTAATAGTTGTTGTATCGACTTTAACAGAATTGTCAGCTGATAATGAATTATCAGTATATAATACTGTAAATCCTTGTTTTTTCAGCTGAGTATTAAATCGTGAATAGGTGCTTGGATATGCTTTGCCTTGCCTATCCAAAGTCGGTGTTTCACTATTTGCGTGTGCAATAGCGAAGTCATATAGTGCTTTGACATTGCCAAAGACCTTAGGCACATCTAAGTAATTAGATTGTGCCAAATATACAGTTTTTGCCATGTTATTTTACCCCCCATGCTTCCTGTAAATCGTTGATATTTAAGTCGTTTAGTCGTTTGTTAGATTGTGAGTTTATTCGATCAGCAAATCTATGCTTATCAAATCTGTTATTACTACTTGCCATGATATATACGATATCATCTACCATAGCTTTTGTAGGATTGTGCTTTGCTATCAAGTCAGCAAATTCTATAAATTGTTTTTTAGATAATGGCACGTTTTAACCCCCTTAATTTTTGGATTATTTTAACAATGTCAGCATTTGACATATGCACTTCGTCATCATAGTCAGCAAATTCACGATCTACTATTTCGTGTTGCATTTGCTCAATTATGAACTCAATCTCATTGAGATTTAATTCGATTTCATTAATTACCATTTTTATTACCTCACGATTTTATAAGTTAATTTTAGCACCATGATTTTAAAAATCAATGTGCATTGTGTCGCACCTAGCAGTTATCTGCTAGATGCTAATTTCATATATTTTGCGTAGTCGGGATGTGCTTGTGCTTTACGAAGTAAAGACACGCGACCACCATCTGAAAGTCTTTGTTTTTCAGATTTAAAGACATAGCCTTGAAAATACGATTTTTCAGCACTTTCGTAGCGATCTTTTTGACCATTGAAAATGGGTGATTTACCGATTGGTAAATAACCACGACCAATAGTAGCCATACTAGATTTCATAATTTATTCCCTCACAATCTAAAATCATTATCTCACAACCAATTTCAAAATCAAGAACTTTTTTGAGGGTGCGACCAAAATATACAAATCGACCTTTATTATCAAAGTTAATGACTTTGAAAATAGTTGTTTAAAGTAGGGTTATCATCTCAAATTGAAATCAATAAGTCATCTTAAGAAATGTAAACAAATGTAAAAACAGTAGTCATATTGTTATATATAAAACAGTCGGATTTATGCGACACTATATCGCGTGTGGCATATTGTCGCACCAAATTTTAGGCATGGGGTGCCCTACGATTTTCACGCATCATTTCGTCTTGACTACCCTACCGATAGGTGTAGTAGATAGCCCCGAAGGGCTATCTGCTAAATCTATCTAGGAACAGTATCATAAACTCTGGCAAACCACCCTGTGTCATTTTGCCACACTTTGTATACAGGTGCGACCTTTTTGCCACTGTAGATTCTGTTCGTATTCTGTGCAATTCTCGCCTTAATTAAAGGATAAGAATTTTCTTTTAAAAGTTTTCTTTTTACCATGTTTCAAGTATGACAGATATTGAAAAAATTAAAATGGCACATACTGTCGCAGGGGTGCAAGGTCAGGCTATCGGGATTGTTTCAGTATATGGAACGCATATACTAGAGCTGGATTTGAAACAGTAGTAGGATTAGAGTTCTTGAGAGGGGGGCAGGGTTTAGATCTCAACCCCCACCCCCAAAAAATGCGTGTGCACTAGCATACATAATGCATCAAAAAAAATTTTAGCAAAAATTTAGACTTTTTTATTTTCGCGTCTAGCTTGATGTATGTAGTCGTGGATGCGTAGATCAGGTCTGTTAGGATTTCGCGTGCCCCTCTCCTCTGTGAGATAGGAAGAAAGGATTTCAACAAATTCCTTAGGACTAAGATTATTTGATAATGATTTAAGATAGCGGCTTATATGCCGCCTTATCTTTTTAGGAGATATTATCCTGTGTGATTCTTTCATAGCGCGCGCTACCTCCTTTTGTTTTATGCGAGGGGGTATGCCCGAAGGCATTTATAACCCCCTCTTCTTACAGGAGACACCCTCGGGGAGAGGGATGCTGTAATGCTATCATAACAACCCTTGTCAATACAAGGGCTCTATGTTATAATTTTTTTACATGGATAAAAATAAACCCTTGACAGGAAGACAAGAACTATTCTGTCAAGAATACATTAAAGATTTAAATTCAAAGGCAGCGGCAAAGCGTGCAGGTTACTCAGACAAAGTAGCTGACGCGAAGTCCTATCAGTTTTTGAAGATGGATCGTATTAGAGATAGGATCGCAGAACTTAAACAGGATTCAATGCGCAGGCTGCAGCTTGACGCAGATGATATCCTTAGAAGGTTAGTGCGTATTGCAGATCAGACAGAGCAAACAGGTGATTACAATGCAGCTATTAGAAGCTTAGAGTTATTGGGAAAACACAAAGCGCTATGGACAGACAAGACTATAAACGAAACAACACTAGTCAATGCATTTGCTTCTGGTAATTCTGAAGAAGATATCCAAAGAGATGTAGAACGTTTAAAAAGAATAGCTACACCTAAACTAAAAGTTATATCGGGAGACAAGAAATGATTTTAACGCCAAAGCTAGAACCGTACGCAGGACAACCTAATGTGGATATTTATTCTCAAATAGTTTTGTGGGGCGGTATTGCATACATCCGAAGATAGAGACGCAGCCACTAGGCTAGCGGTTAAACAAGCACGTGATGATTTACTAGCATTTGTAATGCTAATGAATCCTAGCTTTAATGTAGGACCGCATCATCGTTTACTTTGTGACCAACTGATGGAGTTGGAGCAAGGAGAAACTGATAGACTTATGGTCTTTGTTTCTCCGCGTTCTTCTAAGTCACTAATCACATCAACATATTTCCCCGCTTGGGCGCTAGGTCGTAATCCATACTGGCAAGAGATAGCAGTATCTCACTCAGATGACCTAGCAACTAAGTTTGGTAGAGCTATTCGTGATATAATAAATACCACAGCTTACAATACAATCTTCCCAAAAGTAAAAATTAAAAAAGATAACCGTGCTGCAAACTCCTGGGCACTCGAAGAAGGGGGCAAACAAGCAGGAAGTTTTCTAGCTGCTGGTTCTGGATCAGGTATTGCAGGTTTTGGTGCGCACTTAGCGGTCATTGACGACCCAATATCAGAGCAAGATGCGTTTTCAAAGACAAGAAGAGAGCAATTAAACGAGTGGTATGCTTCTGGTTTACGTACAAGATTAATGCCAGGTGGAAAAGTTGTGCTTGTAATGACAAGATGGCACGAAAATGACCTAGCAGGTCACTTGTTAAAGCAACAAGAAGCCTCACCATTAGCAGATAAATGGTCTGTTGTAAGAATACCTGCACTAAATACTGCAGAATCTGCAGAAAAATTGCAAGATGCTAGAATAGATTTAATAGATCAAGGGTATTTAACAGAAAGTTACCCACTACCAGAGGTTGGTAAGTCTTTTTGGGAAGAACCTGATCGTGAAAATGGTTTCTGTTGGTCAACAGAAGACATTATTCGTACAAAAAACAACACACCACCTTTTAAATTTGATGCATTGTACTTACAAAACCCATCATCAGAGACAGGGGGTATCATTCAAGTAGATTATTGGCAAGATTGGTCCATAGAAGACCCACCCGAGTGTGATTTTATTATACAATCCTGGGATACAGCGTTTTCTACCCGCACTACTGCAGACTTTTCTGTAGTTACTACATGGGGAATATTTAAAAAAGACGATATTAGTCTAGCAAACATGGTATTGCTAGGAATGGAAAAGGGTCGGTGGGATTTTCCTACACTTAGACAGAAAGCTGTGGATAAATTTATGACACATCGCCCAGATTCCGTAGTTATTGAGAAAAAAGCTTCAGGTCAGTCGTTAATCCAAGACCTAAGACTAGCAGGTTTACCTATTCAAGAGTATCAACCTGATAGAGACAAAGTATCTAGGGCATATGCAGTTAGTTCTTTGTTTCACAACTGTAGAATTTACGCACCTTTGACCAAAGTGTGGGCTAAAGAAACTATAGAAGAGTGTAGACAGTTCCCATCTGGACCGCATGACGATATTGTAGACTCAGTTACTCAAGCTATACTGTATGTGCGTAATGGTGGTTATTTAGAACACAGTGATAATTCATGGCTTGACTTAGATGAGTCAGACGTGTATAATAGAAAACGCAGACGTTATTATTAAGGATTGATATATGGCAATAGAAAAACAATTTGAAATACCAGAGGGAGAAAACTTAACTCTCTTTGATGAAGTAGACCAACCCCAAAAAGATATTGATGTAATGGCTACACCTGATGGTGGAGCTGAAGTTACACTACAAGATAATGCTATCTTAGAAGAAGCAGAAGCTATGGGATTGTTTGATGATGAACAACCTGAAGCTACCATGGCAGCACATGATTCTAATTTAGTAGAATTTATAGATGAGTCAGACTTAAGTGCTATCGCAAATGAATTACAAGATTCTTTTGAAAGAGACAAACAATCAAGAGATGAATATGATTCTATAGCTGAAGAAGGTGTAGACTTATTAGGTTTTAAAGCAGAAGATAGTGATGAGCCATTTCCTGGAGCATGCGCATCTTCTCATCCTGTGCTATCACAAGCAGTAGTAAAGTTTCAAGCAAAAGCTTATAAAGAATTATTCCCTACCGAAGGACCAGTGCGTACACGAATAGTTGGTATACAAAACCAACAAAAGATGGAACAAGCTAATCGTGTGCGTCACTTCATGAATTATCAAACACAAATTCAAATGCCAGAGTATGGTCCTGAATTAGATCGTTTATTATTCTATGTAGCGTTATACGGTTCTGCTTTTAAGAAAACATATTGGGATGTTAACTTAGGTAGACCAAGAACTGAATATATTAAAGCACAAGATTTTTATGTAGACTATTATGCATCTGATTTAGAGAACGCTGAAAGATTTACTCACAAGTATTCAATGTCTATGAATGAAATTAAAAAGTTTCAGATGGCAGGAACTTTTACAGACATAGATATTGACTCAAGTCAAATAGATGAAACTTCTGCAGAAGAAGCATCTGATGAAATACTTGGAGTAACAAAACCGTACGGTGATACAGAACGTGTAGAAATTTTAGAAATGCATGTTAATTTAGACTTACCAGGATTTGAAGATCCTAATGGTTTAAAACTTCCTTATGTAGTTCACATGACTGATGAAGGAAAAGTTTTAGCAATTAGAAGAAACTGGAATGCTGATGACATGAAAAAAGAAAAGAAAATGTATTTCACACATTACTACATGATTCCTGGTTTAGGTTTTTATGGTTATGGTTATTTACATTTAATTGGTGGCTTAACTAAAACAGCAACATCATCAATGAGACAATTGATTGATGCTGGTACTTTTGCAAATTTACCTGGTGGTTTTAAAGCACATGGTCTTAGAGTATTAGCACCAGATGAACCTATTGCTCCTGGTGAATGGAGAGAAGTTAATAGCCCTGCAGGTGATCTAGGTAAATCTTTACAGCCTTTACCATTCAAAGAACCTTCAGGAACATTATTTAATTTAATGCAGTATGTAGTAAATGCTGCTAAAGAGTTTGCTGACTCGACTGACAACATAGTAGATCAAGCATCTAACTATGGACCTGTTGGTACAACTATGGCTTTGTTAGAACAAAGTTCTAAGTTGTTCAGCGCTGTGCACAAGCGTCTGCATAACGCCCAATCCAAAGACCTGCGAATCTTAGCGAGACTAGATTTTGAGTATCTTCCTGATCTGTACCCGTATGAAGTCGCAGGTGGTGCACAGCAAGTTTTTAAAAATGATTTTAATTTAAAATCAATAGATGTTTTACCAGTATCAGATCCTAATATGCCAACAGAAGCACACAGGATTGCAAAGATAAATGCGATTATGCAAATAGCTCAACAAAATCCAAACGCATATAACATGGAACAAATAGGTATGGAACTGTTTGCAGCTATGGGTATTGATGAGCCACAAAGATATTTAAAGAAAAGCATGCAACCAATAACAGCTGATCCTGTTACTGAAAATATGGCTTCAATGAAGGGGGCACCTTTAGCACCTAGACAAGATCAAAACCATGATGCGCATATAGTGGCGCACGCAGCTATGATGCAGAATCCTGCATACAAAGAAAACTTACCTATGATTCAAACATTAGCGGCACACATACAAGATCACTTAGCTATGAAATATAAAGGCGAAGTAATGCAGATGATTCAAGATCCACAGATAAGACAAGCTGTAGGTTCTGGTCAACCGTTACCACCTGAATTAGAAAATCAAATAGCTTTATTAACAGCTAATGCTTCTGACTCATTATTAAAATTAGATGAAGAGAAACGAAAAATTATGGCTGGTGAAAAGAAAGATCCTCAAGAAGAACAAGTAGAAATTCAAAAAGAGGATTTAGAATTACGTAAAGCTAAACTAGCACTAGATGCTAAGAAACATCAAGATGAAATAGCATTAGAAGAAGCTAAAGTTATTATTGATGATGAGAATACAGATCTAGAAAGAGAACGTAAGATGGCAAAAGATGCTATGGATATGGCTAAAGATGGAATACAAAAAGCAAAAATTATGATTAAAAGAGAGGGCATGTAATGCCACAAAAGAAAGACCCAAGATTAGCTAGAGCTGGTGTATCTGGTTATAACAAACCTAAACGAACTCCTAACCATCCTAAAAAATCTCACATAGTAGTTGCTAAAGAAGGTGACAAAGTTAAAACTATTAGATATGGTCAACAAGGAGTTACAACTGCAGGCAAACCTAAAGCAGGAGAATCTAGAAAACAAAAGATGAGAAGAAAATCTTTTAAAGCTCGTCATGCTAAAAACATAGCTAAAGGCAAAATGTCTGCTGCATATTGGGCTAACAAAAGCAAGTGGTAAAGTTTAGATATTTAATTCCGTTATACATAGCTGTGCTGTGCATGGGTGCATTTTTAAATTTGCATGCTGAAACGAATACCGTGTCAAGTACGGTTGTGACCAATTCAACACCACCTACGGCAAATGCGCCAACTATTATGAATAATAACAGTGATATATGTAAAGTTGGTGTGGGAGCTAGTGTGCAAAATAATGTTGTAGGACTAGCTACAGGTGTAGTTATTGATGATGAGTTATGTCAAAAACTTAAACTATCACGATCTCTATATACTTACGGTATGAAAGTTGCAGCAGTATCCGTCTTATGTCAAGACCCACGAGTCTGGGATGCAATGACCGATGCAGGCACCCCTTGCCCTGCACGAGGTTCCATCGGTTCTGAAGCAGCTCAATATTGGAGCGACAACCCATCTGAAATTCCAGATGGTAGTAAGTATAAAACAGATTACGTTCAAGCAAATAAACCAGAACCAAAGGAGTTTAGTGATGCGAACAATGCTTTATTCTTTAAAACTTTGTTTATTATTACTACTGGTCTCCTTATCTTCTAAAGCAGATACTTGTTTACCAGACGTTGAAGGACTCTGTACTCCTGGCGTCACTATAGATGAGCAAGTTACTATAGAAAAAACAGAAGAAGATAAAGGTACAGAAATTATCTTCACGACTACAACTACTAAGACTACAACCACAACCACAGTTACTAACGAAGACTCTGGTGATATCTTAGATGGGGATAATGATTATGTTGCCACAAGTAAAGAAGGTGACATGGATTATGACTGGGGTGGTGAAGGACCAGCGAGTATGCCATCAGGAACATCCTGTGGTCAACTAGGCTCAGACAAGTGTGCCATGATTACAGGTAGTGGCAATAATAAATCTCGTATGGGCGTTGATGGTATGGGAACTACATTCTACCAAGAGGTAGATGTATCAGATTTAAATATTGATAATGGAGGACAAGTAACCTACTCAATTGAAGTAAATAAGCAAGATGCTCAAGATAGAATCTACATGCACGTTACAGGAACTGGAGGGGGCACTTCAGTCTTTTCAGGTACTGATATCTTGTCTGAGTCTGGAGTTGTATCAGGCTATCAATCATATAACGGGTCTTTCGATTTCAGTGGCGTTTTAAGTAAAGTCACCATAGAGATAGGTGGTCGAGATATTAATTTAGCCATCGGTCCTATGTTTGATGATGTATCTGTGAACGTATTTTATAATGTTATATCTACTATTATCGAACAACAGATAACCACAGTAGAAGAAATAGTTTATCTAAATCTTACAGACCCTACTCAAATAGATTTGATTGAAGAGATTATCGAATATAACGATATTAAAGTTGATGATTCAGGGGAAATAGAATTTACCCCTATCGAAACTGTGCAAGAAGATATATCTTATGAAACAGTAGAAGCAGAAATAGATTTTAAAATAGATGATATTAAACCAGAACCAGAAATGCAGATGGCAGAATTAGAAGCTGATATGGAAATAGAAATGGAAATGGAAGTAGTAGAAATAGAAGAGACAGTAGATGAACAACCAACAGAAGAAGAAACAACCGAACCCGATAGCGAAGCTACTGAAGAGCCCGCTGTGGAAGTTGAAGATAGTACAGAGCAAGAAGATATACAACAGGAAAAAACAGAAGAGCCTGAAAAACCTGTGAAAGAACCTAGTGCAAAAGAAAAAGCTGCTACTAAGATAGTAAAAAAGATGGGTGATAAAGCTAGATATGATGAATCTAATCAAATGAAAACATTAATAGTAATGCAAATCTTAGGCAATACTAAAACATTTTTTGATACTCAAGCAACAATACAAGATACAAATGTTAATGAGTATTTAAATAAAGTAATAGACGATCCATACGGGGGTCTATTTATAGCAGAACAAGGACAAATAATGGAGGATATAGTAAATGCCCAGTATTGAGTATGCGGGAATGAAGGTAACTGGAGGAAAGGTGTTTGCCATTCTAACCTTGTTATCAGCTCTCGGAGGAGCCGCTTGGACAGGCTTCAATTTTTATTCGGACTACCTTTCAATGAAGGAGAAGATTTTAACTTACACCGAACCAGACCTTTCAGGGTTTGATAAAAAGATTGCACTTGTAGAAAGTGAAACTCAAGCACAAATGGAAATTGTTTCACAAAAAATAGATGGTCTTAAAAGTGAGTTAGATATAGTACTAGAAGAAATAAATTTAATATCTCAAGTAAGTCGTGAATTAAAAGATGATCTTAAAACAGATCTGCGTCAGATGGAAGGAGATGTCAGACATATTACAGAAATAGTTAATGATGTAGAAGACAGACAGAAAGAAGATGCTAGAGAACTGTTAGATGAAATGAAATTATTAGAAGATAGTCTAGATTTAAAAATAGATAAAGCTTTAAATAATCCTTTATCAGGGTTGACATCTAAGAATTAATTACTATATAATACCTATAGCTGCCGAAAGGAGCTAGTAAACTTTGCTTTCAAAGGAGGTATATTATGACAAGCTTAGAACAATACAATCCATTTTGGATAGGATTTGATGATGTATTCAAAAGGATGAACTCATTCGAGTACACAACATTCCCACCATATAACATTAAAAAAGTAGACTCTGAAAACTATGAGATAGAAATGGCTGTCGCTGGTTTTGCCAAAGATGATGTAAAGGTTAAGTATGCAGAAAATACTTTAACTATTACAGGGCAAAAGAAAGACAAGCAAGACTCAAAAGAACTACTGCACAAAGGAATATCTGAAAAGAACTTTATTAAAAAGTTTGAATTAGCAGATGACTTTGTAGTAGAAGAAGCAGGGTTGCAAGATGGTCTACTTTGTGTTAAACTTAAAAAGATAATTCCTGAAGAAAAGAAGGAAAAGATTATCGACATTAAGTAATCTCACTTTCGGGGGTGTCTTTATAGGTGCCCCCTTTTTAGGATACAGGAGAACACATGCTAGACCAAGTTAAGAATTATAAAGAACGTATGCAAAAAGTTTTGGCTGAAGCAATGGAAGCCAATAATCAGCAGCTACTTAGTGGTAGCACTGATGACTATGCAGGCTATAAATTTTTAGTAGGCATAGGGCAGACATTAAACGATATGTCTGATAGACTAGAAACTGAGTATAAGAAATTATACAAAGATATCGCAGGAGGAACAGATGAGTAAATTACCAAAACCAAAAGGTTATCGTATGTTACTTAAACCATGGGAACCATCAGCAATGACATCAGGAGGAATACTGTTGTCAGACCAAACAAGAGAACTTGCTAAGTTTGCTTGTGTGGTTTCTAAAGTTGTTGATATGGGTCCAGAGTGTTATCAAAACATGGATAAATCTGCAACTACATGGTGTAACGTGGGTGACTATGTACTCACTGGTAAATATGTAGGACTTAAATTCAAATATGAAAATGAAGATTATTCTATCATAAATGATGATGAAGTCGTAGCTATTGTGCCAGATCCAAGTAAAATAAAACATAGATAAGCCCTTGCAATATTACCACTAAATATGGTATTATATTGTCCATAGCGTGAAACGCAGTTCGCAACTGACGGAGGTATAAATGATAGAAGACCCAAAACAAGAAGAACTTAATCAAGAGGAAGAACTCGAGATTGAGATTGATGAAGAGGGGCACACAGAAAGCCCTACTGAAGAGCAGCCAGCTCCAGAACCAGAAACCCCAGAAGCAGAAAAAGAAGAAGAAGATGAAGATCCTGTAGAGGAAGAAACATCTGATGCACCTGAAGAAGAGGAATCTGAAGACAAAAAAGTATACGGCAAAAGGGCTGAAAAACGCATAAAGCGTTTAGTAAAACAGCGTAAAGAACTACAAGAAAAGCTTGAAGCACTCGAAGCTGAAAAACAAAAGTTTCAACAAGAGCGTGAAGAACTGTCTAGTAGAACTGCTGAGTCTGAACTAGAAGCTGTAAAGCAATATGGTAATAGACTAAAAGCCCAGGAAAAAGAAGTAATAGCTACACTTCGTGATGCTAAGAACAATAACGACTTAGAAAAAGAAATAGAAGCTACTGATAAATTAGCATCTATAAAAGCTGAAGCGTTAATAGTTAAACAGTACGAAGAAAAAGCTAATAGAACTTCTTCCGCAAAAAAGCAAGTTTCATCTGAAACAACACAAGAGGTACAACCACAACAACCTGCTCCAGATAGAAGAGCAGTGCAGTGGCAAAAAAGAAACTCTTGGTTTGGTGGGAACGCTCAAAGCGAAAAGATTATGACGCAAGCGGCTATGGTAATACATAAGGAATTAATTGAAGAAGGGGTATACCCTGATGCAGATCCCGATGAGTACTACAGCGAACTTGATGCCAGAATCAGAACTGAGTTTCCTGACAAATTTAAAAATGTTAGGTCAGAGAAAAAAGTACAGGTAGTTGCGGGAGGAACGCGTACTTCCCCCAGTGGCAAACAGAAAGTCACGTTGACTAAGTCGGAAGTAGAGACTGCTAACAAGTTAGGAGTATCTTTACAAGAATACGCGAAACAGAAAATGCGCAGAGATCAAACTGCGGGATAAGGAGTAGATGAATGACACAGGCTACTAAGACAACTCGAAAGACGCGAGCATCGGGTACTCGCAAGAAAACATGGGCACCACCAAGTCGATTGGAAACTCCAAAAGCTCCTGATGGTGTACATTATAGATGGGTCAGAAATGAACTGTTAGGCGAAAGCCACGCAGGTAATGTTCACGAAAGACACCGTCAAGGATACGAACCAGTCAAACCAGAAGAGCTTGGCAGTGACTGGCAAGCGGATGTTTTAGACACAGGTAAACATGCGGGAACTGTTAGATCGGGTGATTTAATTTTGATGAAGGTTGACCAAGAAATTGCAGACCAACGAAATGAATACTTTGCTAACAAGACCAAAGCTGCAGAGGGAGCGGTCAACTCTGAGTTGCAGAAAAACAACAGCGCTGTTGCACCTATAAGCCAAGACGAACAATCCTCAGTCTCAGTAGGCGGAGGAAAACAGGCAAAGTTTGAGGACTAATATGTACCTCCACTTTGCTAATTAATAACGGAGGTAAACATGGCAGGTTTTGGATTAAGTCCAGTTAAACATGCGAAAGGTGGAATTGTTAGAACTAACAATTTTGTCGGTCAAAACGGTTATAGAATCGCCACTACTGCCCCAACCGCATTCTTCGAAGGTGATCTCGTGACTCTAAGCTCAGGTAATATCGTAACAGATATGGGAGCTGCAAGTCCAGGCGCAGTCGTAGGTGTTTTCTGGGGTGCAGAATATCAAGACAACTCAACTGGTGAAGTTAAGTTTGTCAGAAGTATTCCTAACGGCACTGTAGCCAAAGAAAAGTACAAATGTTATGTCTACGATGATCCCGATGTAATCTTTAAGATTCAAGCGGATCAAGCTGCAACACCAATTACAGCAGCTAAAGTAGGATCAAATGTACAAATCGTTGCATCACCAACAGGTAGTGCAATCACACATAAATCAGGTCTTGTTGCTGACTCATCAACAGCCGCTACAGGAAACGCAGGTTTCCCACTAACAGTGTTAGGTAGTGCTGAATCTGATGACAGTTACACAGCTGCAGGAACCACTATGGATGTTTTGGTGAAGATTAATACTCACCAGTTCGGACTAGGTGGAACTGGCGTAGCAGGTATATAGGAGGATAAATTATGGCTATATCAAGAGCACAAATCCTTAAAGAACTTGAGCCAGGTCTTAATGCGATTTTCGGTACTGAGTATAACAGATACGAAAATGAGCATGCCGTCTTGTTCGATGAGGAAACATCAAACAGAGCATTTGAAGAAGAAGTACTCTTCCCAGGCTTTGGTAATGCAGGTGAGAAATTCGAAGGTGCACCAGTATCTTACGCTGAAACAGGTGAAGGATATGTATCACGATACACTCACAAAACAGTTGCATTAGCATTCTCATTAACTGAGGAAGCTATGGAAGATAACTTATATGATAAGTTGTCAACCAGACTAACCAAAGCTTTAGCAAGAGCTATGGCTTCTGCAAAGCAGTTAACAGCAGCTAACGTTTATAACAACGCCTTTGACGGAAACTTCACAGGTGGTGATGGTCAATCATTAGTATCTAATGCACACCCATTACAAAACGGTAGTACTGGTTCCAACAGACCAGCAACTTACGCTGACTTGTCTGAGACATCTTTAGAAACAGCATTGATTGACATTGCTGGATTTACAGATGACAAAGGCGTGCCAGCTGCAATTACTGGTAAAACATTGCACATTCCAAGACAGTTAGTATTTGTCGCTGAAAGACTTATGAAGTCTGCAGGTAGACCAGGTACTGCTGATAATGATATTAATGCAATCAACAACATGGGTATGTTACCTGGCGGTTACTTTGTAAACCACAGATTTAATGATACCGATGCTTTCTTTATTAGAACTGACTGTCCTAACGGAACTAAGATGTTCAATAGAGCTGCATTAACAACTAAAATGGAAGGTGACTTTGAAACAGGTAACGTAAGATACAAAGCCAGAGAGAGATATTCATTTGGATTCTCTGACTGGAGAGCTGTCTACGGTAACCAAGGAGCCTAATAAACTTAAAGGTTGGGGGCTTAGTGCCCCCTTCCACTTATTAACATTGACTAGCGAAAGCTAGATTACGGAAGGATAAACAATGGGAAGAACAACATTTTCAGGACCATTAAGAGTAGGAAAAACTCAAAAAATAAGCGATGCAGAGTTTGCTGGAGCAGTATCTCTTGTCGCAACAGCCTATATGGCTGACCCAACAGCAGCAACTACAACAGTGCTTCGTAGAGGATCTAGTGCAACTGGTAACTCTTCTGAAGCAGTTATCTTGCCTGCTAACGCAATCATCACAAAAATTGAAGCAGAAGCAGACGCAACTGGCGGTACAAACCCGACTTTTGATCTTGGCTTCATTGAAGTAAAAAGCGATAGCCCTACTTCAGATACTGATGGTATCATTGATAATGGTGACGCAGATGCAGGTCACACAGTCTTTGATTTTTCAACAGCAACTGTTGGAAATGACTTTGGCTTTGTGATGAGCTCAGACTATCCTGTTAAAATTACAGGTGGTGTAGGTGCTTCTGCTGCAACTGGTGGCAACATTAATCTAAGGATTCACTATCATGTTTACGATACTTCATTCGGAACTGATGGAAGTGCTGCATAATAACTAAATATTAACTCGGTGGTGGGGTGTAATGACCCCACCCTTGATAAGGAGGAAATAAAATGGCAGACGTAGTAACAACAAGAACTCTATTCCAAGGAGAAAGAAAACTTATAACAAGTTATGTAAATGTCTCTGATGGATCAGGGGGCACGACTAAGATAGTAGACGCTAGTGCTTTAACAAAGAATAGTAAGAATGAAGCTGTTGATAATGTATCATTAAACAGAATTTGGTTTAATGTTTCTGCAGCTACAACTGCACCAGTTCAACTACAATGGGATTTATCATCAGGAACTCAAACACCTTTATTGGCTTTAAACGAAACTGATAACTATGATTTCAGTGATATAGGTGGTATTACTAATCCTAAAGAAACTAATTATACTGGTGATATTGATGTGGTCGTACCAGCTGCAGCGAGTT